GACCACGCCTAAAGAGTGAGTAAAGGAGTCTACTCGCTTATCATCAAAAACCAACATAAATGAGTATGCTATGTTGTCATATGTGGTAGAAGCCGCACCAGCGATATGCATATTGATGTAGACGTGGTCTGTATAGAAGTAGGATTTGTTATTTGAAGCGATTTGAAGGCTTGGAAATTGAGTATATTGTGAGCCACCTGCTTGCAGAATATTTCCAATTACCTTGAACAGAATTGAATCATCACCTGCCGCTGGGTAGCGGTTGGATTGAATAGGTGGGTCTGACTGTAAATTCATCTTAGTAGGAATGACTGGATAGGGTGAAATTACGAATTCAACATTCTGTCGTGCAGGTTCATTTGGAACGCTCATGAAGGCATCCTCAAAAAAGTCTACTTGCACTAAATTGTGCTGTAGACCTTCCTGTAGGTTAATGCGTTTCAGAATCCACGCATTACCCTCATCATCGGTAGTTACAGAGTTTTGCTCTATGGTTTCCTTGACAACATGAACAACCATTACTTCTTCCCCCTTGCTTCCTTATGTGCAGCCTTTACAGCCTTCTGGAATCCACCTTTCTTCCACTTACCGTCTTTCTTTTTGTAAGTAGGCGACACTTGCTTGAATGCTTTCTTGTATCTTCGTTGATAGGCAGTAGTCTTCTTTCGAGGCTTAGCCGATGTAGAAGGTGTAGGCAAAGATTCAGCCTGGACCTGGCCTTCTACTACATCCTGAACATTCCCACCAGTAGGAACTAAAGTTTCACCAGCACGAACATAGATTTCGAGACTAGGGGATCCCTGAATCATATATGCTTGATAGGCTGGAATACAAATCATATCCAAAGGGAAAGTGATTGTATCATCACCGATAATCAATCCTAAGGTAGCACCAGCAACAGCACCTAAGCCACCACCGAATGCATAGCCTACTCGACCATACTCTACTGCTTTCTCGGCTTTGTCTAAAGCCCTGTCTACTTTGCTCATTTACTCACCTCAGAGGTCTTGTGCCTGAGTGAGCATTTGGGTCAAGTCTTTCTGTGTAATCTTCTTAGGTTCAGCGATTAACATGACATCAATTTCTACTGTTGAATCTTCCAAACTGACACCTCTGATACTATCACATGCAACACCAATCAACAAATCGGTTACTACATCATAGCCTTCGGGATGCAGGTCGGGAGTTCCAAAGAACTCATCTCTACGGTCATACCATGCGTATGTCGCCCCATTGTCAGTGTTAATTACGTAATCTTGAGTGTAAACACAGATGACGTTAGGAGAGGCAATACCAACATCTGTAACGTCTTCATACGCTGTTGTAGTAGCGAATACCTTCAATGCCCCTCTTGATTGATTCCCAACGTTAGCCATATCGAATTGGCCGAGGTTTACAGGCCAATTTCCAATGGCAGAAGTAGGGTCTCTCATCTGAAATCGTATCTCTTTAATTGCCAATCCTTTGTTTTCGGGGATTGAAACATAGTCGGATAAGTCAATTCTTCCATAGACGAGGGCGGTATCGCCTAAAGCATCTATGTCAAATTGAAGTCTGTCTCTAAGTATTACGTCATTACTGCCTTTAGCCATACTATTCATTGGTGTTTTCGACTACTTAATGACTCACATTTTGTGTCATCTTTACAACGGTGATGAGGGTTATGTGGGTTATGATGGTTCAAGATATACTAATACAACTAGAAGAAGAATTTGGAATGGGAAAAAAAGAGGTTATGAAGGAATTAAATCTCAAAGATAGACAAACTTACGACAAATGGTATGGGGGTGTCAAACCCACTTCTAAGAATCGGTTTAAGTTAATCCGATTCTTGGAACGATGTCAAGAAAATCACTCGAAACTTTTGGAAATTGGATCCCGAATTTTACCAACTAAGCAAGAAGTCATCATAGCAGGTAACGCAGGTTTTGGTGATTGGGGAGAATGGTTGAAGGATGGTAGATTCAGAAACCGATTTCACAGAGTCATTCGTCAAGCGTATGATGTCGAAGTGAACGGTGCTTACAGATGGTTAGGGAAATACGATACCGACTATGAGGATTGGTGGATATGGGATGAAGAACATGGTTACGAATGGCAAATCAAAATGGTTGCTTTGTATCATCCTGACCCAGTTCTTCGGGCTCGATTTCAGAGTCTTATCTGAATGCACGACGGATGTTCACAGGGAACGTCTTTGGAGGCGTAAACTGATGAAGTTGGTCTTGCATCTTGGAAGGTTGCTTTACGAGTCGTCTAACGCCTCCAGAAGCCCAAGAACGGTCTGTTGATGTCTTGATGTTCCAATCGTTCAAATCACGAGCAATAGAAGAAAAGGATTGACCTTTGTTGTCATTCCAAGATTTCTTGACGTGTTGGATTACAGCCTGTTGATGCCAATCTGGATTCATTCGTCCATCATCCTCATTCCAAAACCATCCATAGACGGCGTGAGATGACTTCTTGAGTTGTTCTTGAAGTCGTTGCATTCCACCTTGAGTTCGCTCGGCTCGTTGCTCGTTTTCCATCTCTGAAACCATCAACAATGTATGCCACATCATTCTTCCAGCAGATGATGTCGTCGAAGCAAAACAATCGCTAGTTTTGATGATGACTTGAGGATATTCTTTCGCCATCAAATCCATCCAAGCCGAACCATTAGCAACACGACGGAAAAAGCGATTGACATATGTTCCGTAGATGATTGTTATTTTGCCATCTGCAACATCTTGCATCATGTCTGAACCCGCTGGTCTATCGGTAAAGTTGGGATGTGATTTGGCGGAGACTCCATCATCAACATACAACGAACATTCGTCCACATCATAACCCTCTGCTAGAAGGAATGGTCGGAGTTTCATCAGTTGGGAATCTACAGTTTGGTCGCCAGTTGAAACACGAAGATATACTGCTACGTTTTCATGTTTCTTGGTCATACCAGAAGGTATTGTTTCATCACCGTTATGAAGTTCCAGATACTCTTGGAATATCTGTTCGTTTTGCACATGATACGGGCTTAGTATAGCGTCGGACATGATACAACGCTACCCATCTACCTTTATCTACCCTTTGGAGGGCTTTCAGAGCATCCTCAAATTGCCTGAATCGGTGTATTTTGTGGGAGGCCATTGGTCTCGAATTGCACCAGAAACCAAACCTCCATTGAGATGCATACGAATCCAATCAGGGAATCGGTTTCCAAATGCCTCATCGAATGCACTCATGCCCCTTGAATCTGCAACAACAGAACGAATCTGTGGCGTTGTGGACATTGCTTCGGCATCCCGTGTATTGATTGGAAGGAAGTATGCACCCGTGGCAAGCGTATTCAGCGTATGTTCTGGCCTAATGCCACCGTATCGCCACATTGGAAATACGTTGCCTCGGAGAGCCTCAATACTACGCATAGCACCGTTAGACATCAATTCAGCACACATTGCGTTATGAGATTCGGAGACCACGCCTAAAGAGTGAGTAAAGGAGTCTACTCGCTTATCATCAAAAACCAACATAAATGAGTATGCTATGTTGTCATATGTGGTAGAAGCCGCACCAGCGATATGCATATTGATGTAGACGTGG